CCTCACGGGGAGTGGCGACGCCGGCCGTGGATACGACGACATTCACGACATCGTCAATCTTGAGCTTGGACATATTGGTTTACCTCCTTATCCGTTTTGGATATTGATGTTGGGTGCGGTTTCGATGAAGTCTTCCGGGTATTCCCTGGTTACGAGCTGATAGAAATCGGCTTCGAGGTCGCAACGTTCCCACCATTCGCCGGTCTCGTCCTGCTCCGGGACGCGGACCGGATCGCGCAGGTGCGGCAGTATGGCCACATTATGGGCTTTCAGCATCGAATGCACGGCGTCGCGCACGATGCCGATTCTGATGGTGTCCGCGTCGTCATCCGAATCAGGACCGTAACATACCCACACGATGCGATGGCTGCGGTGATACCGCACGACCTCCTTCTGTGTGTCCGTTTCGGGGTCGTATACATGATCGATGTCATGCAACGAGCCGTAGGAATCAGTGCCAGGGGAAATCCGAAGGAACACAACGTTCTCGTCGCGCCCCCAGTTGCTGTTTCCGGTTTCGCTGGTGGGCCAGCTTATCCGGACGCGCTTGTGTACGGCCTCATCCTTGCTGTCAGGGTCGAGACCCAGGCAAATGACGGTTGCCCGCCAGAACAGATCCTCCAGCTGTCTTTGCGTCATGGCCATCACCTCTTCTGTGCGTAGGCAACGCAATAGCCGTAATCATCCCAGCGGTCCACCCGGATGATCTTGTAGGCTTCGCCGTGCCACGTTACATCGTCGGCGATGTCCTCGCCCTCGGTCAGATGGAGCATGGTTTGGGTGTAGATGGCGACCATGCCTTTGCGACGTTCGCCCTCCGGGAAGAACTGAAGCTCCTCCGAGGACGGCGGCTGGATGACACCTATGGCCGTAAAGGTCGCGTCCTCGACCACTTCCATGCGGCCGCCCTGCCATTTGCCTTTCCTGCGGCGTACAGTGTATTCCTGGGCGCCAAGGTCAGGATCAACCAGCAGCTCGGTCACGTCTGGAGACAGAGCCATTCAAATCACTTCCCTTCGATAACATGGGTGATGGAAGAGCGCAGGCTGCCGGTATCGATCAAAGGTTGGGAACTGCCCTTGCCCTTCGCCTTGAATGGCTTACCGGATATCCGATTGCGCATCCAGCCGCCCTCCACGGTAATCGGGGCATTGGGAGCGAAATGGCCGCCGGTGAAGTACTCCTTGACGGCGTTCTCGCCATACATGCCGGCCTTGTCCAGCTCTCCCATAGCTGCACCGATGTCGCCGCTTATGGCTGCTTCGGCAGACGCTTTCATGCGGCCCTCGATCTTGTCCTTTGCTTCCTCAATGGCCGGTTCCAAAAACGGACGCGGAGGAATCCGCAGGCGCGGGCTGCCGTTTGTATGGATGAACGCCAGCTCGACGTTAGTGACCTCGCCATGGCTGCCGCCGCTGGCTCCGGGGATACCGACCAGGACACGGTTGTTTTTCAGAAAGCTGATGGCGTCTTTGAGACCGTCCAGCCCCTCGCCGCTGATCTTGACGTACATACCCACGCAGATCACCCCTTAAGGAATGAACATGCTGCCCTTGCCGATCATCCGGGCATAGGTTGCAAACTGTACGCCGTAGGTGGTCAGCTTCCATGCCGCCCATCCTTCAAGGTCCTGTGTCGCCTGGCTGCCGTTGTCGTAGCCGACGGACACCTGCCCGACGGACTTGTTTGTCTTGTTCCCCTGCAGCCGTCCGGCGGTGATGAGCTGTTGCCGCGTTGCGCCCTCCGGAGGCGCTTCAATGAACAGCGTCACAAAGTGGGCGATATAGAGCCGCATGCCCTCCTTCCAGAGCGACAGCCAGCGGGCCTCTTTCACCGCGGCGTTTGCCATGTCGATGAAGTGCTGGAGCTGTGTGTCAGGAATGATCTCCGCTGTGAACGCGGGCATCAGGGCGCGGAAATCGGCGCAGGTGAACGGGGGATTGTCGCCTTCAACGATGTTCGAAGCGACTTTGAAGGCCTGCTGCGGATTGAATCCGATCACTTGGCATCATCACCCTTGGGGGCCTTGTCCTTCTTGGCGTTCGCCTTCTTCTCGATGGCGTCGCCCTGCCTGGCGGTCTCGAAGGGCTCAAGAGCACCGGCGGCCACGGCCATCTTATAGGTCGGGTCGGAGGTGAACTTCTCCGGGATGTCGTTGAAGTCGTTGGGACGGGTCTTCATCTGGGAGCCGTCCATGGCGACCAGCAGGAACGTCTGATTTTTGCAGTATGCGCGCATACGAAATACCTCCAATGCAAAAATACAGCCCCGGCCTTTACGCTCTTTGCAAAGGCTGGGGCCTGGGGGTAATCTGCATCTTACGCGGAAAGACGCAGATTAGATGCCGTCCATGTAGATGGCGTGCTGACGGTACGGCCACTGCAGCTCGGAGAACTGGGTGACGTAGGGCGTCAGGTAGGCCAGGTGCTCGGCGCTGGCCTGGGTCAGCATCCTCTGCAGCGGCACGGTGATGTCGAAGCGGACGCGGTCCTCGTTGTTGCAGTACGCGACCAGGCGGTCGGCGCTGCCGGTGCCCGCGCCGTCGCACCACACAGAGGGCGCGATGAACAGCTCGTTGCCCTGGTTCTTGCCCAGGTTGTTCTCCAGCAGGAACTGCAGGATGGACTTGTCGCCGGTCACGCCGACCTTGGTGGACACCAGCAGCGTGTACTGCTCCGGGGGAATCAGGATGTGATTTGCCATGCCGGACAGGTCGTACTCGGACGCCTGCCAGGTCGCCAGCAGCACACGGTTGATGTCGGCCAGGATCTCGTCCGGGGTCTTCTTGGACCACTCGGTGTCGGAGCCGCCCTGGGTGTGGGGCGCGGCGGTGACGGTGGTGATCAGCGGATCGTTGACCAGACCGTAGCTGCCGGCCTTGGCGATGCCGGTGTAGACGTTCTTGTCCAGCATCTTGTCATGGACGAGATGCAGGCCGCGATTCAGAATGTCGTCCAGGCTCCGGCCGATCTTCTGCAGCTTCTGCTGGTCGATCAGCGGCACGGAGATGATGTGGCCCCACTGGAACACCTTGTAGGTGTCCTTGCCGATGTCAGCCTGGATCATGGGCAGGTCGTTGGACTCGTTGCCGATCAGACCGTCGTTGGAGCCCTCGCCGGAGGCGTAGGAGACGTCCATCACGGAAACGCTGTCAACCCAGCCGCCGCCGGTCTTCACCGGCATGTCGCGCGGCCAGGTGATGGAAGTGAGGGGCTCGTGCAGCTTTTCGTCGCGCTTCTCCAGCTCGCCGACAAGGAAAGCCAGGCCGCCGCTGACGGAGGCTGCGTCCATCATGAAGTTGCCCGGCAGGCCGTCATTGACGGGAACCTTCACGACCGGGTACTGAGCATTTTTCTTGGCCATTGTCGTGTACCTCCCTTACATGGACCGCTCGAGGATGGTGATCTCGGCGATCTTGTTGCTGTCGTAGTTGCCGGTGGCAAACTTAGCGTTCGGCACCGCCAGATTGCTGGTGGAAACGCTGGTCAGCTCGCCGTCGGTGGGATCGGCGTACACCTGGCCGCGGGCCGCGATGCCGGTGGTAGCCTTCAGCTCCACGGCGATGCTGCCGCGGACCAGCACGTCCACGGTGTCGCCGGGCTTGTAATACCAGCCGTCCGCGCTGTCGGCGTAGGGCTGGCCCATGCGCCGAACGGCGATGCCGATGATGTCGGAAGCGGTGCTGTCCGTGCTCTTCAGTGCGCGGACGCCGCCGTTGGTGACGTCATACACCACGGGCGCGCCGAACTGGATGTTGCCGGTGCCAACGTTGGTATAGGACTGGATCAGGGTGTCAGGCTGCCGGGACACAGCGCCGCGGAAGCCATAGGGGAGAGTCTTTCCATAAGCCTTGCCAGCCATAGTTCTGTACCTCCTTTATGGATTAGGCCTTCTTGTAATGGGGATTACGAGCGGCCATGATGTTCTTGCCGATCTGACTCTGATCGACGCGGGCCTTGGAGTCCTTCGCCTTGGCCTTCTGCCGCATCGTCTGATTGATGGCGGCATAGCCATTGGTGCGGGCCTTGGCGTCGCGACCGATAGCCTTGCGAATCTGCTTCGCGGCAGCGTCGGAAGCGGCCTTGCGCTTTTCGGCGGGGAGCTGGGCGATGATGGGCTTGATCGCCTTGATCGCGGCCAGCGCCACAGCGCGGTCGGCGCCGGGGATGGGATTGTCCGGCAGAGAACTGGCGGGGGCTTCGGGGCCGTCCTCGTCGGCGGTCACCTCGTCCTCATCGGTCTGCTCGGGCAGCTCGTCGGTGGGGACGGTGTGGGATTCCTCCTGGTCCTCCAGGGTGCCGGGATCCTCGTCGCCCTTGACCTCCTCTTCCAACTCGTCCAGCGCGTCCTCATCGGCGGCGGGCGCGGGAGCGGGTTCCTCGTCGTGGGCGGCAGAAAGCGCCTCAACCTTCTGGGTCAGCGCGGTCACGGCAGCCATGAGCTGCTGCAGCATGTCCTCGCCGCCATCCTTCTTCTCGCCCGCGCCGCAATCGGAGGCAGCGGGGGCAGGAGCGGCTTCGGGCTCGTTGTCGGAAGAACCGGCGATCTCCTCAATCGCGTCGGCCACTTCCTGGGGGTCGGCGTCCTTTGCCCAGCCGGCGAACATGCGGCTGAACAGGGAATTGGTTTTCTTAGCCATGGTCTTATTGCCCCTTTCTGTAGGTGTGTTGAATTCCACATCGGAATCCTTTATAGCAACGCGGGGTCCTGCGCGGCCGGCCGA